CGAACGACCATAGCCGTTGGCGGGTGGCATGAAGTAGTAACACTTAGGTAGTGAGTCTAGTACTTTACGCACAGCTTTTTTAACATCTGCTTCATTGTTCATCCATGTACTCCTCAAATTCTTTGTCACTAAACCCTAAAGCGTTTCGCAATAACTCTCGCAGCGCAAGAATAGTTGCATCGCGTTCCTCTATTATAGGGCGCAATTTTTCTGCTACTCCCTGCGCGGCGGCTCTAGCTATGTTTTCTTCTACCTTCCACTTCTGTGTCATCTGTGTTTCTTCCTTGCGTTAGGGCATATATCTTGAGCGGGACACCATGGGCATAAGCCACTAGGCTTAAAGTCAAAAACTCCAAGGTCAATAGCGTCATGCACTGCGTCAAGCCTTGGCTTGAGTGCGTCCCACAATGGCGCTAGATACCTGCGCTGATACTCTGAATTAGTCGTTTGGTTAAACCGTAGCCATATAAATGACGTTTTAACAGTTGTAACCTCTGGAAAGTGATACATCACTATTGCAGCAAAAAACTGTAACTGTGTTGGTGACTCTCTCACCTTTCCCGTCTTGTAATCTAAACAGTAAGCTGTGTCCCCGTCAACTACTAATACGTCTGCAATAGACCTAAAGTACACATCTTTGTCAAACCACCCAACAGGTTCTAGTTTCTCGTTTATCGCCATCTGGTACTCGAAGTACTTAACGCCGGGGCGGGATGTTATTACATCTACGATGCTGCCCCACTTCTTAATAGACAGAGTATCTTCCTCAGTCATAACACCTGCATCTAGTTCTCCCTTACCGTGCTTCTCCAATACTTCATGGACGCGGTTCCCGTAGTCCATCGCCTCACTGCCGCGTATGCTCACTGACTTAGACACGTTGACGTAATCAAATTGTGCTGGGCAGTTCTCAAACGTACTTAGTCTGCTGTATGACAGCGCCATCTTGTCACTCATATTCAAGTTCCTTTATTTTAGTTAACTCCCAAAGCATATTTAACGTCTTGTCAAACGTCATAACAAACCTGTGTTTTTGGCTCCTGTCTCGCCACTCCCCAGCAACGCCCTTTGTTTTCCCCCTCGAAAGTTTCTTATGGCTGCCGTCACCTTGCAACACCCAAAAGTCTTTCTTCTTTGCGGTTAGCCCATAGTAGTTAAAGTTACACGCCCTATAAACAATACCCTTGTGGTGGTCGTTATCTGCGTAACTAAGAATAGACCTGACCTTGTGTGTTTTTCTCAACTCTTTAATTGTCTTACTCACAAACCAACTAGCTAGATTGTGTTCTACCTTCTGTACCTCTGGTTCTAGGCAGAGCCTACTCAACTCAAAGAACCCTTCTTGGTCGTTTCGCTCCAGTCCGTACATACCTTTAACTAGTTCTGGCACTGGCAACGCTGTGTATATACATACGCCGCATAGTTTGTCGCCTGTAAATAGACCATAGTTAACGCCACTCTTAAAGCCCACGCTTATATCTTTTAGGTAGTGCCACTTCATAAGTATGCTCTCGCAAGACTGCTTGTCTACTAAACTTATTCTGTAGTCTTGTTTGCTCATTTGGCAGCACCATAAGACCTACCTACTTCTACTTCGCCCACTACGGGTATCTTACCCTTGCACCATTCAGGGGTAGTGGACAGGCAGTCCTCCATCCACGCTACGCAGTCAGCAACTTCGGAGTCTGGCACGATACATACAGCCTCATCATGCACAGACAACTTAACAGGGTATCGCTGGTGTATCCTAGCTGTCTGCCACATAACGATCTGCATGGAGGCGTGCTGGCACAGATTCTCTACTACTTTAGGCCCGTAAATCTTCTTGCCTATCACGCGCCCTTGGTCGTATATATACTCATCTTTTTCGGAGTCGAAACGCAGGTTGTGGTAAACAACTCCGGGTTCCCCGGGCCTACCAAACCCCTCGTACTGCGTCACATACCAGCCGTTTACATCAACTCGCAAGTGGTCACACCGCGTAGCTATATCAGGCAGTATAGAACGCTCGCAATGCCTCCACAGGGCGGTTACTCTGCTGTATATGCCGCGATACAGCTCCACCGTTTCGTACGCCTTCTCCAGCTCTATAGGCTCTGCGCCCATAGCCTTTCCTTGTATGCGAACCATCTCTGCGAACCTAGGCGCACCTGCACCGTACTGTAGTCCCAGCATAGCCGTCTTGCCTAAGAACCGTTCTAGCTTGTCGGCCTTGGTTATCTCTCGCCCATACAAAGTACTAGCGAAATGGCAGTACATATCTACGCCAGCACGTAACTTCTCCAACGCGTCCTCTTGTCCAGCCAGAGCCATGACCGTGCGCAGCTCTATATTAGACGAATCGCCAACAACTACCGTGTATCCCGATGGTGCTTCTAGCGCATTACGCAAACCAGCGGATAAGCCACGCGCAGGTAAGTTCTGCCAATTAACTTTGTTGCCGCCAGAGTAGCGACCAGTCGTCTTTGCGCCCCACCACTGCAAGTACACAGGAAGCGGGCCTCTGTCGGTCATTTCTATAAACCGCTCAGCGCGAGTCTGGGCAATAGTAGTTTTCGCTCCGACTCTTGCGCCTACCAACGCCTGAACCTCGCTGTCTGGATGCTCCAGCAACTCCATAAATTCTTTGTCGGTCTTGGCAAACGCGAACGTAGTCTTACCTGTGCGCGGGCTTACTTTAGTCGGCGGTGTAACCGCCAAGTCCCGCAGCCTTTCAGCAAATTTGGCGTTGGACATTATCTCATCCCGCGACACCATTGCTAAGGTCATTAGTCCTTCCTTACGGGCTATCTCCTTCTCCAGTAGGTCGGCCATCATAGGTTTATTACCTACGAACAAAGGCTCTGTAAACATGCGGATGGTCATATCTACAAGTACTTGGCTAAGCAGCGGGCAGAATCCTATTACCTCGTTGTAGATTTTCTCACACAGGTCTACGTCATTAGTGCAGTATTCTTTGTACGCCTCAAAATCTGCGTCACTCATGTCTGCCCGATGCACACCCTTCATGTTGTGTACTGCGTGCCCTTTCTCTTGGAAACCGAAGTACTTAGATATATTAGACAGGGAGTGTGACCGTAAAAACGGCTTAACCATCCTAGTAAGTGCCAAAGTACATAGCCACATGCGTGGGTTTATCCCATATCGTTGGGCCATGATAAAGCCGTCGAACATCATGTTGTGTGCTACCACCACGTACTTAGACCAGTCTAGTAAGTTAGTAAGCTGGTACTGTAGGGATTCCTCTGTACCGTGCAAGGTTACAGTCTTACCGTTCAGCCGTATGCTTACCATGATGGCTTCAAACCTATCGTCTAGCACATAGGCATCAGTCTGCATCTTGCTAAGTGAGTACTCTTGGTCGTAATAAGTCTCAAAATCTATGAATATTACATCCATAATAGTTCCTTAATCCCATGGGATTAGTAAGTTAGTCAGTGTTCCTAGGGTCGTCAGACGCGAGGGGTAAGAACTTCTCTCTACCTGTTGTTGTTATCCAGTGATTACACTTTTGGCACCACCAGCCTTTTCTTATGTTAGCTTCTGCGTGTATGATTTCTTGCATGTCGCTTTCACATGAAGAAACTGGGCACTTTATTGTTTCTAAATTACTCATCGTCAACGCTCTTAGTTATTTTCCACAGACTGTCTAAGCGTTTAGAAAGTTTAAAGGAGGGCGAGCTTGACACTATGTCTTTCCCTGCTCGTATGCGGCTTACTGTACAGGCGGATACTCCTGTCTTGGACGCTATATACTTGTGTGTACCTTTCATACTAGTTATAGCTTCTTCTAGCTCTAAGCGGTTTTTATAATTCCCTGTCGTTTTCAGTCTTTCTTTCACGTTCTTGTTGCTCCTGTTCAGCTAAATCAACAATTAGCTCTAGTGAATCAGCCATCATCCTCAGACCTTGTGAAAATTGGTAGATGGCTTCGGTTAGTTGCTCGTTTCCGTTTATGATAGATACCTCGATACTAGTAGGGTAGTTAGCCCTACTAGTAAATAGTTTGTTAATCCCATGGGATTAAGGATTAGACTCCAACGATTGCTCCATTATTTCCTCAGCGCAAATGTTATTGATAGCGTCCTCGTCCAGAATATCCTCTGCTCCGTTGGAGTAAAGCACGTACTCATACTGGTTGATTCTTACTCCCAAGCCTTCGACAATAACTGCTGGTTCCTCTAATGCCAACTGCGACATAGGCACAATGAACTCAGGTGGCATACCAGACACAGGAGTATTATACATAGTGGAACAAAGGTCGTAATCTGCGTGCTTATTCTGAAACGCAGTAACGTCAGTGTAGTAACTTGTTTTCGGTTCTTTGTAATAGAACGAATATTCTACCGTGCTGTCGCTGCGCATCTTTGCGTACATTATGCACGTAGACAATTCATGGTATTTGCTTTCTTCGTGGCGGCGGCTAGTTATTTCGCTGAACAAATCATTGAGCTGGCCGTCACCAAACACATGCCCTTGGTCGTGTAGGCTACGTAAGTGGGAGTACACCTCTTTGGATATGTCCTTGTTACCACCGTAGGAATTAACATTCTCTAAGAGTCTGCGCAGTTTGTAGCTGTTATCTCTAGCCTCACCCTCTAGCTCAGTCTTACCCGCCCGCTGAAACGCAACGAAAGGCGCGATCTTTGCGGGGGTTCTATACTTAAAGTACTGCCTAGCTAGAGCAGCCAACCTTTCGGGATTTTCCGTGAAGTGTTTGCCATTGCGCTTTTCTGAAGTTAGCGGGCAGAACAAGGTGTATCTGCTGGAGTAGTGTTCCCAGCTTACAGCACCGCACGGGTAGTCGTCGCCTTCGTGTATAAATCCTACTGACGGCGCACCTGTGCCAGTGGGGTAGCTTTTGTTAGCCAGCTCATTTGCAGAGAAGTAGGGGAACAGACGTAAGTAGGGCATGGACAAAAGTATCTCATCTACCGCGTCGTGCAATTTCCTGTGCATATAGAAGCCGTACTTCTTTATGGAATCCCTGCACTGTATGGCTTGCTGCTGCTTGTCACTAACTATGTCGTCTATTTTGGGTATCTTAGCGTAGCAGTCCTCATTAAACGCAGTCTTAGTATCCTCAAAGTGTTCTGAGGTATTGGCAAACGGACTCGCTGAATTGCCTCCTCTGCGCGCGTAGTAGCCGCCAGAGCCAGTATTACCCAAGCCTCTAATGTAATCGCTGACGTTAAACTTAGCTTTCTTGCTACCAAGTACAACCTGCTTAGTAATTCTTTTCATGTGTTTCTCCAGTAAATAAGTAAGTAAGTAATTTTTTTAATCCCATGGGATTAAACAACCTTCCGTAATTCTACTACCGCTATAGTGACGCCCTTGTGTATCACCTCATAGTTGTCACCATAGTGCGTAGCTCCTAGCCTTCCCATGTCAGACAGCAGCACCATAAGCGAACGTCCAATCGTGCTAACGTAAACTATACGTGCGGCGTTGTCCACGGATAACCAGTCATCGTCTTTGTCGGTGCTAATACCTAGCTCCTCAAACCCGCGCACCAGTTTGCTTTCCACTCTAACCAATCGGCTAAGAGTTTCTTTCTCCAACCTAGATAGTCGTTTGATAATACCATCTTCGTTGTTCATTACATTTAATCCTTTTTAAGTTCGTTGATAGCATCATCAATAAATTCTGGCGTTAGGGTTGCCCCCGCCGCCAACTGCTCCCGCAGCACAGCTACAAATTCTTTAAGAATCAGCACCGTTTCATCACGGGAACTTTCGCGTATTCGCTCCCTCAAGTTGTCGCGTTGATCTCTAAGGCTGCTTTCCAAGCTGCTTAATCTTGAACTTACGTCGTGGGGATTCATACCTCCTCCTTGTATCTAGTAATCAAGTGGCGGCGAAACCACTGTCTCGCCTTGTAACTGCTAAACGTACACGTATAAGTTAGGCACAACTCTACGGCGTAGTGAATATCCGTATCAGAGTGTGCCATTACATCATCTAACCACGCATACGCACCAAGCGTTGTGCCAATCACAGCTTCACATCTACGAGGACACCGAACGGCGGTGGATTTTCCTTGCCGTAATGACCGCTTGTGTCAGCCCAGATAACAGGTATATCAGGCTGGACTAAGTGAGAAGTACGCGCGCACATATCCGTAAAGTAGATCATGCCAGCGTACTGCTCCTCGCTTGCTGCTAAGTAGTCAAACACAGGGGCAAACTCAGTGCCACCACCACCAACTACATTCAGCACTACATCGTCGCCTTGCTCAAAGCGTTCTACTTTTGTAATGCGGGTATCACAGTACACTACTTCCACAAACTCAGGATTTAGGTCTGACGCGATAGCCGTAATTTCTGCGGCTACTTGGTTCGCTTCGGATTGTGACATAGAACCTGACACATCAAAGCCAATCAACAACGCGCCTACTGCTTCGCTAAGTAGGGAAGGCATAAAGATATTCTGCCACACGTACCTACGATTAGGTCGTGAGAAAGAGAAGTCAGTACGCGCACTACTAGTTAGCATCTCCCTGCACACATCCTCCCAGTTTACAGACGGCTTACCTATGTCGCCAAGGATGCGATCTATTAACGCCGAACCTTGTCCGCAGGTCTTAGCCATTTGGGCAGCAGTAATAATAGTCGCTTCGAGATCAGCTTTACTCGCTTCGTCATCCGCGTCCAGTAGGTCGCCGCTATTGTCCCAGCCGCCTTTGGGAATGCCGTCATCCTCTGGCCCCTCATCGCCACCACTGCCGTCAGCACTGCCGCCAGAACCAGAACCAGAGCCACTGCCACTGCCATCATCAGCACTGTCATCATCGTCATCACCACCTCCACTGCCGCTGCCACCTTTATCATCACCTTCTTCTCCTTCTTCTTCACCTTCACCTTCGCCTTCACCATCCTCGCAAGGCTTACCGCCAGCAGGTGGCTCAGGCTTTTCAGGTGGTTCGGGCAGCTCGTCTTTCATGCGCTTATATACTAACTCAGACGACATAGCCTCCGTAACCCACTTAACATCCACGCCGTTCTCTGGTAACTCATAGCCACGACTACGTATATATAAGTTGATTATCGCGTCATTCGCATAGTTCCACAGACCGGGGTGCCTCTGACCTCTACGCCACATGTGCATCAGTATTACATGCAGGGATTCGTGTAGTACCAGCCCAAACAACTGGGGGTCGGTACACTTGGCAGTGAAGTTGGGGTTGTACTTAACCCACGCACCGTTGGTAGCTGCCGTAGGTATCCTAGGGTCAACAACTACCTCGCGCTTTATCTTGGACATTACAGCCGCAACGAACGGCTCCCGTATGCCCAGCTTGTTATAAGCAGTCTCTACCCGCTTACGCTCGTACTCAACGTCTACAATCGGGTCAGTGACTAGTAATGTTTTTGCTAAACTTGTCATATCAATTACCTCAGTTAATAAGTCTGCTGGCCTGTTACAGCCAGCGTTTTTAATCCCATGGGATTAGGCGGCGAACGCGTCCTGATTCTGCATAGCCCACTGCGAGTAAGCAGGGGACTTAGCGATCTCTTTGTCACGCTTGTACGCTAACTTAACAGTAAGTGTCTGCACATCGCCCGGGCATTTAGACAGGAACTTCCACGCGTTAGCGAAGTTACTCTTGTCTACCCTTGCAGCCAGACCCATAGCGCAGCAGTACACTACGTTGAGCTTGGTCGGTACTTCTACTTCTACACCACTAAGTATGTCGTCTATGCGAGGCATCTCGCCAAACACGCGGAGGTGTGCATCGAACGCAATACCCGCTTCCTCACCAACGTCACCACGGATTATCTCAGGTCGCACTTCCTCTGGCAAATCCAACGCCAGCGCATCGCTACAGGCAAACCATGACCTAGGTGAAGGGAAGGGCTTGGTCTCGCCAGTAGCCTCGAAGTGATGCAGGTAGTCAGGGCGATCTTGTAAGAACGATGTGATCTCTGGGCGTAAGCCATTGACTACAGCGTGTTCCAAGAAGTCGTCAAGCGTTGTGTCAACTTCTAAGTAGTTGAAACGATTGACCAGCGGCGCAGCCATCTGGTACGTAACGCCACGGTCGCTCTGGAAGTTACCAGCAGCCACCACCATCCATGTATCAGGTATGCCAAAGTCAGCAGGTGTGAGAACTAGCTGGTATGCCGCAGCTTGCAGCATCTTAGGGGCGGAGGTCAGCTCGTCAAGAAAGATAATCCCTGCACCGTCAGTAGGTAAGAGGTCGAAGCGACACCAGCTAGCAACCAGCTTAGCCATGTCTACAGCGGGCATACCACGCAGCTCGGTGGGTTCCATCTGCGACAGGCGAAGGTCTGTAACACCCTGCCAATTAGGTACGTGCTTAGCAAGCATATCAGAAGCCTGAAAGACTACCTCTGATTTACCTACGCCAGACTTACCGAGTAGGAACATAGCCCGCTTACGGACTTGTGGGTTCATGTAACGCTTAACGATTACAGGTGCAACATGTTTAATACGCATAATAATTCTCCGGCTGTTAAGCCTAGTAAATAAGTTTAAGTTAGTAAATGTAAAACCATAACTAATCCCATGGGATTAGATCACACCTCCTTGGTCATTCATCGGCCAAAGTTCTGGTTCTTCGGCGGTTCTGCCTGTAATCAGGTAACTTGCTAGTGCTGAGGCAGTTTCACGCGACTTGTCTAGGGCTAGTTCTGCTACAGACAGTTTTGTTCTAGTAGCCTCAAGCTCAGCCCGCAGTATGACAATCTCACTAGCCTCTAACATCTCCTCGTAGTTAAGGCTAAGGAACTCATCTTCCGCTTCTATTCGCTGAAACTCTATCTGACTATCTATAAGCTCAGTTAAAGCCCCTAGCGTCATGCTGCCAATCGGCATTTGGTTTGTCATACCCATACTTCTCTCCTGTTTTATCCTATTAACCTTACGGCGTTTGAACATCTTTTTCCCTAATCCCATGGGATTAAACCTCCTTCTCATCACGCATAACAATCTTTAGCCGTAGAGGGCCACGCTGCTCTACTTGAGCGGTCAAGTAATTAACCCTCTCCTTTAGCAGCCTGTTCTCCTCCACTAACTCCTTGTACCGCCTATTCTCGCGGCGTTCGCGTGACCCTTTACCCCCGCTCACGGTTTATCTCCAACTTGCTTTTCCCACACTGCGCGCAGTAGGACGCGCCACTCTGGGCGTCTATGTCATAGGTTGTGTGCTGACACTCGAAACCGTTAGCTACGGGCTTAGCTACACCCCAGCTATCAACTACTTCACCACACATCATCATTACCCGCTCACAGAAATAGTCTGTGTCTATAGCAAGTACGTTCAACTCCTCCATTTTGAAAATTTGCTTCTTCAGCCTAATAGCCAACAAGGTTAGTTGTTGTGCCTGTTCGGGCAAAGTCAGCTCCGTATCTAATCCACTGTTCTTCATAGCTTTCCTCCCTTGCGATCAACATAAAAGAGGTGCTTCCTAGCGCGCATCTGACCTAACTTGTTTAGGGCTAGGTCTTGCTCTGCGTCCAATGCACTTTCTTTCTGTTGTTTTTTGGGTTTGGCAAGCCTATCGGCAAGCCTCTGGTTTTTGTCCCTGAGCTGTTTGATCTCCTTGTCCATCTCGCGTATCAACTCACCATCTCGCGCCATGATTTTTTGCAGGTTTTCTACCGTCTGCTTTAACGGTGCTTTCGATTCGTCTGAATCTAAAAACGGCTTAGGTTGCCCAATGTTTGGGAAGCCCACCATCAGTTTATGTAAAGCGTCCTGCATATCCTTGCTAAAGGTTGGTTCGTCCCTATCCCAAAAGGATGCTGGCAAGGGCGAGTATTGGTTCAACTCCAGTCTGCGTTTACGTTCTTCGTGGTGCTTTATCTCATGTTGGATAATCGCCACTAGTTGTTGGAGCGTAAGGTCACTGCCATCTGCATTTTTCATCTCGTTCTCCTTAGTATCGCTGGTGTAACGTAAGCGTAAAGTTTAAACATCTTGTTTCTTACATTGTAGTCCCGTCTTTGTTTGATACGCCATCCAAAGAAACGGTTGGGTCGATGCTTTCTCTTAATCATCCGATAGGTCATATGCTTTCGTGGTTTGATGATGTAACTACCCATACAGCGACCCTTCTTTCTGCGGTTATAGGGTTTGAGTGTCCTACTTGGTTTTGCTTTCATAGCTCACCCCCTAGCCGAACATGTCGTTGATTTCTTGCTCCAGAGTGTCAATCTTAATCTGACTCTCGGAACGGATTACAGTCGCCTCAACTGGCGGTATCTGTATACTAGCTGGCGGCTCAAACGGTGGCTCTACCTTTACAATAGTTGGCGTACCTTGCAGGTCATCTATGGGTTCCACCTCGGAAGCCTTATATGCCTTCACACCAAGTACCCCTCCAGTCTCCAAATGCTCCTCCACTAATCCCATGGGATTAACTGCTACAACAGGGGTTTCCCATTGCCCACGCATAGAAGCCATAAGGTCATCGCATTCCTTGGAGTACGCCTTAGCTTGTACTTGCGCTATGGTACGACTGGCTTCGCGACTACGGATGTGGTCGGGGTCAGGTAAGCTATCTTTTATTTTGATTGCCATAGACACGGCGTTAGTGCCAATAACAGAATCTCCGAACATAATGATTTTCTTGCACTCATCGGTGATGTTATCGACAGTCGAATTGCGAAAGATAGCGTGCCGCAGCTCAGATAAGTTGCCGAACTCATCCTTGATCTCCCGCATAGGCTCATCTAGTTTAGCAGAAAGGATATCTAGCGTTTTCTTGAGGTTCGCGATTGGCGTGCGCTGTAGCCCAGCCATGCGGTCTATCGTGTCAGCCTCAGTCCTAGCGCGCAGGTCGTCAAGCTCCTCTTGTTGCATAGACACGCGGAAATCCTGCTCGTCTGTCACTTGTCGATACTTGAACTTGAGGGAAAACTGCTGCCGCAACTCCTCCAGAGAGGGGTACAGCCCAGCATCATACAAGCCAGCCAGCTCTTTTTCTGCACCTATTAGTACGTTAGACCAGTTGTTGAGGAATGCAGTCACATTTTGTTGGAACTCCAACTCTATGTCGCCACCTGTGGAAGCAAACTCCATGTACTCTGTAGAAGGTAACAGGAACTCGCCCCTAGCCCACATGTAGGTATCACATGCGCAGTGCTGTCTAGCCTTGTAAACAACATTGTCAATCGGCATTAGCAGTTCTTTGGGGTACAGGCTTTTGCGCATGTCTATTGATTTCGCGGCAACGCCAAACTTCTTGGCTACCTCGTCAATGGCTTTCTTGTCGGTACGTGCCTTGGTAGGCATCTCGACGTTGACACTAACAATCAAAGCGTTCTCTTTAATACTCATTTCGTTCTCCAGTCAATAATGACTAATCCCATGGGATTAAGTAAGTGAATAAATGTTACTGCTTTTACAACCACCTCTAGCTCTTTGCTACAGACTTCATCCTGTGCTTGTTACCCTTGTTGACAGGGAGTGTGCCGCTTACGCGTTTGCCCTTGCGAAGTAACCGTGCGCCGAATGCGTTTTGCTTTTTCATAATGTCATCCTCTAATCCCATGGGATTAAGTAAGTAAGTAAGTAAGTGTTGTGAGAAAGGAATGTCTAATCCCCCATCTCATGTACCATTATACAGCATTCTGAGCTTATGTCAAATGAACATACTTCTAGTTTCAGCGTTGTTTTCGCGTTAGCAGAGTGTGGGACTAGAAATATGCCACTACCTGCCCCGTATCTTCCATCGTCACCCCATGCCCCTGTAGGGTTATCCGCAACTCGTTGTCTCTTATGTTCCCCATGTTCTCTATGCGGTGTGGTGTCATCCCATCATGCAGGTACATACTGCCCAGCTCATAGTCATATATAGTCGGCTCAGGTATCTGGTTGCTCTGCGCATACAAGTCCATCTCCTTCTCTGTAACGTCATCCCAGAACCCCATGCCCGCCCCACACGCAGGTATAGCCACAGGTAGTGTGAAGCTAAACGGGTCAGATATAGCGCAGGGCCAGAACACAGAGTCATACGGTGTGTCTATATGCGGATGCCCATGCTGCCGCTCATCGCCGTCCTTTATGTTGTTGACGCGGGGAGTAAATATGTGAAACCCGGGCAGTGCTGTGCCGCTCATCGTTATGATCTCTTTACCTCTCACTTCACTTAACGCCCTAGACACAGCCGTGTACATGTCGTCAAAGCACTCTCGTAAAACCACGTTGGTGTAGCTAGAAAGAGCGGGATAGAGAAGGGGCGGGTCTTGGTAGGTCGCAGCGCCCAGTGTGTACCCCCACTTGCGGTCTAGCCAAAAGTCTCTTAGCTTGTCCACCGTCGCGGATATTCCACCACACTGTTCACTAGTTAGTACTGTAACTTTGGTAACGTCCATTCTATCGCTGCTTCATCTTCTGTTTTATCCTTTGTAGCTCTACCTGTGCGATAGCCACATTCTGTGCCGCCATCTGTGCCTCTCGCTCTGCCCGTGCCATTTCCGACTTGGCTAGCCCGTATGCCTTCTCAGCTATGGACAACCGTTCATCGAGGAATACTTCTAGCTTTCTTGTCCTACCGACTACTTTCTCATACTCAGTCATACTGCTGGTCATCCGTTTGCCATTTGCCTTCGCGCAGGGCGCGTTGCTTGCGCTTCTTGTCCTGCTTTTTCTTATGTTTTACATACCTACAGCGCACTGCTGTCCTACTGCGTTTATTATCGGTTTCTCGCATATTCTTCCACTCTGCCATGAAGAACCATACCCTCAACTAATCCCATGGGATTAAAGGATAACATCTTCTTTTGCTTTCTCAGCTTTTGCTTCTTATTTAATGCCCGTCATAGGCTTCTTCCGCGTGCGTGCCAAGGATTTCTTCAGCCAACTGGTCTACTTGCGACTCAGGTAGCGTGTTGATTATCTCTCGCCCATACGTCCCCTTGCCAACCGCCACTATCGAATAGACAAAGACAGACGGGGTTAGCACGTTTACATCAGGTTCGGCTGGCTGGTACTCATATTCCACCACCACAGGTTGCTCCCCGTCATCTGTGTCGATATGCTTATTCGTCTTTAAAATCATAACTAGTTCTCTCTTTCTTCACCATGTCATTAAAATCGCTGGCCCGTCGTCTTTTCAGGCGGGTTTTAAGCTCCGCGTCTATCTCACACCGAATCTCCTCTATCTCAGCCATTGCTCTTTTCAGTTCAGCAGTCTCGGTGTTTACCACGGTGTAGCGTCTATTGTAGTCTGCTAGTAGCGCGTTCTTCCGCGCCTTTAGCAGCCTCAGCGTATGCTCTGTCATGCCCAGTGTGTGCATATACTTACTCCCATTTTATGTTCAGCGGGTTAGGCTCTGTTGTATCCGCATCTGTGGCGGTTTCGGTCGTGATAGTAATAGGGGTAGTTCTAGGGTCTGTTGGGGTTGGCAGGTTCTTATAATAGTTATCTACATCTTGCTTTGTCAGCTTCTTAGGTTTGTTGCGGTTAACCATAGCGTAGATGGCCCCCCTTGAATACCCATATTCATCCGCTAGATTATAGGCTGATTCACCATTGGCATGGCGCTTTAATATAGCCTCTCGGATGGCTGCTTTTTCGGTGGGAGTTTTGTATGATCTTAGGGTGTTTTCCTTCACCCATTTGTCTACAAGTTTGCCGTGTTTTTGGTACTGCTCAGAGATCAAAGATCGTAGATATTGAGAGAGCGGAATTGCGTGAATCCCTGCTAATCCGACCAGCACTTTCTTCTCGTCAGTTGTGAGTTGCACCTGTGCTAGCTCGTTGCGAGGCGTGACTACTTTAGAGCTAAAGTCTTGTTTTTGGCCTGTTTTGGGCGTTAATTCTGACATATGTAGTATCTCCATGTGAAATAAATGCTTAGTATGTACTGCTAATACTATGGAATGTACAATCCATAAAGTTAGGATATCAGGATATGTATTATAAAGTCAAAGAAATATTTGTGAAATAGACAGAATTGGTAGACAGTTTTGAGGTGGGGATGTCTAAAATAGGGGGTTGGAGTTCCATGTTTTTGACATAATTTGAGTACATATGGATACGGAAATCTACAAAACGGATACAAATTTGTATACAAATCTTAGACAAACCTAGGCTGGGCCTCACTTTGTCTAAAATAGACAAATAGACATTAGACAGTTTGATTTGCATACACACAGGCCCAAACGTCTAGGAGGCAATAAAACGGCCCTCCGGGGGGTTGTAGTTTTATAACTGTCTATTTGTCTATTATATGTAGAATAAGGTACTTTTTTGTAGACAAACCCAGTGGTAGTGCGGGTTTCAAATTAGACAAAACCGTAGACACTTTGTACAATTCCAGAACGTAGAATGTCTATTCCTATAGTTATCAACGACTTAAAATAGACAAAGTGTATAACCCATGGTTGTGATATGGAATTGTACATAAATTTAGCCAATCTGGTGACTTTAATCCCATGGGATTAAGACATATATTAGGCGCGACAACTCTGATAGTAATGGGGTGTTTTTGATAGTAATAGGTTGTTTTGTGTTGCCGATTTTCAGGCATAAAAAAGCCCGCTTGCGCGGGCTAAACTGGACTAGGGTCGAACTACTTTTTAGCGGCTTTTTTGGCTTTCACCAGAGCCGATTTTAGTGCTTTGATTTCGTCATTCAACGCTTTCAGATCACTAGTTATCATTACCTCGACACCGTATTCCTTCAAGTTGTTGCGCACAACTGCTACGGCACCACTTGAAGTGAACAAGCCTTTCAGTTGCGCTTTAAACTCAACTAGTGAAAAGATCGAAAGCGTAGCACTAGGCGTACGTGGTGTGCGACCACCACCCTCAGCGCGAGCCGTACCGATATCCTCGCGTACCGCTTGCGCGGCCAGTGTAACATCGTTTTTGCTCAACTTTGTCGCTTTTGCACCAGTTGTATGTACTGGTTCTTTCCCTTTCACGCCTTGTACAGTGCGATCAACTTCAAAGGAAATTGGCATATCAGCCGCCAGTGCTAACAGCGCGACATTACCAAAATGCTGTTTTAAATACTCAGCATTAGCCAGCTCAGTTTTGTACAACTCTTTCCCATGTTTCACGACATCCGCAAACATGGCACTAGTTAATCCCATGGGATTAACAGTATTGACGAAAGCTATAGCAGCATCACGCATACACACCAGCGCATTGTTTGCCATCGTTACACTTTCCTTAATTTGGCCCGCAACTTTAGCATCACGCGCCGCGCACTTTGAAACTACTTCATTCATTGATTGTGCCATAATAATATAATCATATCAGTAAGTAAGTCAGTTAATCCCATGGGATTAACTCTTTTAGGAAAGGCTCAGTATCCCCAATCCATATAACCATTATACATGTTTTAATATTTATGTCAAATGAAGCCACCACTAGTTAATCCCATGGGATTAAAAATTTGGCGGAACCGCTCAACTACTATCACCGCGAGCGGTGAGTTAATCCCGTGGGATTACATGATAGTAGTTAGGGTTTTATAGACAAAAAAATGCCCGCACGATGGCGGGCTGTTGCGCGTGGTGGGATTACCGCCACCGACCATACTCATCGCGCTCCGCACGCATTTGGGCTTTCTTGTTACGCACCATTACGATCTGGCATAGGTCGTCATCACTCGCGCCGTATTCGCGGTACAGTCTATTCATAGCGTTAGAAACAGACGTTTCTATATACTCTACAGTGGTGTGAACATAACCATGTCCCGAGTCACCTGTATCACTGCGAGAATCGCGAAAATTTATCTTATAAGTGTGTAGATTGGAATGAGATTTTAAAGCCATAATCTTGCCCTCCGGGCATAGGGTGCGCATAGCACCGACTTGTCAATTATACGCCCGCTATAGATTTGCGCCAGAGTTACATGATAGTAGTTAAGGTTTTACAGACAAAAAAATGCCCGCGTTCTAGCGGGCTGGATGTTATCGGTCAACAATACTAAAGACTATTGTTCCGATCATAGCGATGGCAACTGAGCTAACCACAAAGAAATTGATATAGAACCAATCTGTCCCTGTAAGGTTAGCGCCGACCCCAAATAGGCCGAGCGCTAGGAACTCCACTATGATTTGGCCTTCGCTGGGGCTTTGCGTAACTGCCATCCAAGGACTGCCAACACGGCTTTGACATCCTCCCTCCCATCATCAGTCTCCATTTTATCGATGAATGCTACAGTCCAGTCCACTACCTTCGGGGCTTCGGGGGTTCGGGGGGTTCGGCCGCCGCCGCCTTCGCGTGCCGTTCCATATGCTTCGCGAACCTGTTTAGCTGCCGAGTCCATCTTATGCCTAGATAACCGTGTAGCTAGCGCTGCCGTAGTATGGTTCGGTTCCTTGTCTTTACCCATGTCAATGGATACAGGGACTTCGCTTCCAAAATGGCAGACTAACAGGTTCTTAAACTGGGACTTGAGGTTGTGATTATCCTTAAAGCAATCCACGTATCGTGTAGTTACCTCATCGACCGACTCACCTATAGGGATGGACACGTTCAGTTCGTCAGCGGCGAACTCTGCCGCGTCTTGCAAGTATCCATATACAGAAGCGTTCGCTGCACATGCTTCCTTTATCGCTGCTACTACCTTCGCGCTCTTTTTTACTTCGTTCATGTTGACTACTCCAGTCATACTCGGGTCGGTCTGGCAAGGTTGCCTCAACCCGATGAAGCTATTCTACCTACCTACACCCGCCTGTCCACAAGGTCTTGATAGTAGTAGGGGGGTATGGCCCCCAACCCCCCCACCAAAAACAACCCAATATCCGTTACTCGCATAACAAGGTCTATTTTTTGAACTACCTGTATATCCATACAGTACTTTCCAGTACCCGTCCCGCTCAGCCAAGAAACCTAAAATTTTTTTGTTTTTTATGGTACAGTCGACACGACAACAAATTTAAGGAGAACAAAATGGATTTTATGGGCGGCAACAATAGAAACAAAAACAAGATTGACAGGGCGCTTGGCGATGCACAGAAGCCGAAACCTAAACCCCCAGTTAAACCTAAACCCCCAGTTAAACCTAAACCAAAGCCTAGACCTAAGCCTAGACCTAAGCCAAAACCCCCTGCAACTCCGACAAGACGACGCAGGGTCTAAAAAACGGTCGAAAAAAAACCGGCCCTAAGCGGGGCCGGTCAATAAGCAAGTGACTATGAAGATGACCCAGACTGCCCACAAACAAATAACGGCAGCCTTCAGTTTCCCCACTTTTTTATCCCTTATTCCTCACTTACCTATTTCTTCCGCTTGCCGGGAACGCCCGCTTTACTAGCAGCCATTTTCTTGTAGTTTTCCCCAACACTGGTGCGCGCTTTGGGCTTAGGCTTAGGCACCTTCCTCTTAGCCTTAACTTCTATAGGTTGTAAGCTAGCACCCTGAACTTTCCTTTTGACCTTTGAAACAGCATTACTAACACCTGACACCGCTTCGCGGATATTACCAACAGCGGAAGCAACTTTGGAGCCGCTACGCGCTTGGCGTTGTGTAGCTGCCGCAGTAGTAGCTGCTTTGCTAGACGCTGCGGTGGATTTCTTTAGGGCAGCAGCCTTTTTACTTCGGTTTTGGGCGTTGAGATACGCGCGCAAACCCTTGGAGCCAGTTTTCTTTTCCCACGCAGTAAGTTCTTCGCGGGTTACGGCAGCCTTCTCCTTACCATCTTTACCAGTGAACGTGGACTTACCCTCTCGTTTAGCTTGGGCGATTGTTCTAGCCATAATACTTCCCCTTAGTTATTTAGTTATTTAGTACGCTTGCTTCGGTTTTACTGGTCTTTTCTTAGCGGTAACTTTTACAGGCTTTAAGCTAGCCCTTTGTTTCTTTAATTTGGCCTTTTTTAGACCCTCGACTGTAGATTTGGCGTTCATAACAGAAGTTGCTGCGCCTGACACCGCTGCGCTAATGCCACCAGAAGCAGGGCGACTGCGCGATTGACGCTGTTTAGTTGCTGCGCCAGTCGCTGCTTGACTATTCGCTGCGGTGGATTTTCTTAAAGCTGCTCGTCTAGCTTGAGGCGTCATAGTCATAATAATTTAATCCTTATCTATTTGATTTTTAACTCGCCATGCTATGCTGCCCTAATCATGCGCTTTCTTCAAGGTAAAATCCTTGGTACACTCGCGAGAACCACCACAGACACTCCCACCCGCTAAAACGGGATAGGGAAGGAACTAGTCTTAATGCAAAACGCCGTAAAAGCAGAAGTATTCTTACAATCTCTCGCGCTCGCTGTAGCTCGCAACAACGTGGGCGCGGCGATACCGATACATCAAGTTATGAAAAGCGAGGGGCTTACGCTCGCTGAGTACCATGACATTGAACTTAATCCGACGTTCCAGAGGCACCTAGCGAAGTACGAGCAAGAGCTAACTGACTCTGGATTCTCGTTTGAGGCCAAATGTAAGCTCTTAGCAGAGGATATGTTGCCCGGGTTCTACAATTTAGGCCGAGATATGGACACGCCAGCCCCTGTGAGGGCTAAAATCATGGAAAGCCTCGTCAAATGGGGCAAATTAGAGCCTAAAACGGACGTTATGGCGGGTGGTAGCGCAGGATTTTCCATAAATATCAATTTAACACAGCCAGAGATGGCTACGATCTCCCTTGTGCCCACTAATTCGGACGATAGTGAAGAAGGTTTGGATTTGGAAGGGGAATTTAGTGACGAAAGTGACGATAGCAGTGGTGTTTTGTCAATAAGTGACACTTTGGCGGAGCTAGAAGCCCTAGACCCCAACGAAGAATTCACTGAAACACCCGAATCCCAGCCAGAAGAAGACTTTATCCCACAACCAACTACTTTTGGCGATGTGGTGCCCCTAAGAAGGCCCGATAGCACCCAGCGAGAGATGATGCAGCTATCTGCATGGGCTAATGACTTCCTAGAAGGCGGTGACGAGGCGTCTGTGGAGCTAGAATTCACCGATAACGACTACGACGACGAGGAGGACTGAATATGCCCTCTGCGATCAATAATCCCATAAGTACGCCCAATAATCAGGTAAATTACACCCCACCACCGTCGTTAGCGCCGTTTTTGACCAGTCAGAGCTTTGTTTCGCTGATTTCTGGCCCTGTAGGAAGCGGTAAATCGTCCGCTGCCATGATGAAAATAGCGTACCACGCGAAGCAAATGCGCGCTGGGAGGGACGGAGTGAGGCGCTCCAGAGCAGTGGTGGTAAGGAATACGAACCAGATGCTCACAGACGCCACTATTCCTACGTTTATGACGTGGTTCCCAGAGGGCGTAGCGGGCACGTTTGCGCGGACAGATAAACGGTTCTTTTTACGCTTTGACGACGTAGAGTGCGAAGTGTTGTTCAGGGGACTAGATGACGCTAATGACGTTAGGCGGCTATTGTCGCTAGAAGCGTCGTTCGGCGTACTTGACGAGTACCGAGAGATTCACCCAGATATTTTCAACGCACTACAAGGGCGTGTAGGCCGTTACCCCTCGGTAGCCAATGGCGGCTGCGTCATGGAGGATGGCAGTCCGAACCACCATTTGTGGGGTGCGACTAACGCTCCAGATGCTGATACCTACTGGGAGGAGTACATGCAAGACCCTCCCATAAACGCAAAGATATTCCAACAGCCGAGCGCGATCTCACCAGAAGCAGACTGGCTGGAGTACCTAGTAGACGGGTACTACGACAACCTCAAAGAAGGTAAGACTGAGGACTGGATTGCTGTTTACATACACAACAAGTTTGGGCGTTCTTTAGCAGGAACCCCTGTGTACGACAAAGTTTTTAACTCTGGCTTTCACATCGCCAAAGATAAGCTACTGCCTATTGAGAGCTATGAGTACCCTATAATTGTGGGGATTGACTTCGGTAGGACACCAGCGGCAGTGTTTAAACAACGCGACCCTCGCGGACGTGTAATCACTCTGTCAGAGCTGACCTCAGAGAATATGGGCATAGAAACCTTTATTCGCTTAAAGTTGACACCGCATATAGCAAACAAGTACGCTGGTTACGACATAGTCTGTGCGCCTGACCCAGCAGGGTTTATGAAGCAGCAGTTGAATGAGCTAACGCTGGTAGACGCACTGCGCAACGCGGGGTATAGGTGTGTAAAGCCTCCCTCAAACAAGCCAGACTATAGAATCCAAGCAGTTGAGCGGCTATTGTCTCAGCAGCTAGATGGAGAAGGCGCGTATCTTATAGATACATCGTGCAAAATGCTGATAAAAGGCTTCCAGCATGGGTACAGGTACAAAAAGAAAAGAAGTGGGGAGCTTGAGAATTCACCAGAGAAGAACGAATATTCACACATCCACGACGCAAACCAATACGCAGACAGTATTATGGACATGCACGTTCGGGGTGTTGCGCAGCGTAACACTCGCCGCAATGTGGTAAAGTCTAGCTATGTTTATACTTAACAGGTAAATTAACAATGGCAACGCGTAAACCCGCCAAAGGAAAGGCTAAGGTAAAGATAACGGCCAGCGGCAAGAAAGTTAGTTATGGTCAGGCGGGCAAAGCCAAAGGGGGCGGTGCCAGAGTCAAAGCTGGAACTTCTAAAGGCGACAGCTACTGCGCAAGAAGTTTAGGAATTAAAAAAGGCTTATCTAAGAAAAAAGCGGCCGACCCCAACACCCCTAATAATTTGTCGCGCAAGCGATGGAAATGTTCTGGGGCCAAATCATTAAAAGGGTAGATAAATAATGGACAAAATGGGGCCAATGCTAGTGCCAGCGGCGAGTGTTGCTGATTTAGAGCGTGATTCTAAAAAGCGGAACACGGAAATGCAAGCAAGTGCGACGCTACAGGGTTTAGCGGCACATGTAAGACGCCGCTGGGAAACAGCTAGGGATGGCCGACGTGACCTAGAAGAAAGGATGCTGGAGTGTTTGCGCCAACGCAACGGCGAGTACGACCCGTCTATGTCTTCCGATATTAAGCAACAGGGTGGGTCTGAAATATTTATCCGCACCACCAGCGTCAAGTGTAGAGCGGCAACTAGTTGGCTGCGTGACACTTTGCTCGGTAAGGGTACTGACAAGCCTTGGTCAATAGACCCTACTCCAGAACCTGACCTACCTGAAGATGTTTTAAATATCATCAAGGCTGAGCTAGCCACACAGCTACAAGCCGAGATGCAGCAAGGTATGCCCATGCCAGATGAAGGGCAGCTCCGAGAGATAGCGCAAGAAATGGAGGACGAAGCATATCGCGCCTACCAAGACGAGGCAGAAATGCGCGTTCGTCGTATGGAGCGCAAGATGGAAGACCAACTCACAGAAGGCGGGTGGAGCAAAGCCTTTAATGAATTTATAGACGATGTAGTGACATTTCCTTTCGCGTGCATCAAAGGGCCGATAAAACGTCGCCGCAAAATAATGCAGTGGAAAGAAGGCTCTATGCAAGCCGTAGAGACAATCCGCAACGAGTGGGAGCGTGTAGACCCGTTTATGCTCTACTGGGCACCTTGGGCGTGGGACATAAATGATGGTTTTATCATTGAGCGTCACAAGCTAACTAGAGATAGCCTCCAAGCGTTTATAGGAGTGCCGGGATACAACGAGGACGCTATACGCGCTGTACTTAGCGACTTTGGTGGCGGCAGCTTTACTGATTGGCTGTGGACGGACTCAGCTATATCTGAAGCCGAAGGTAAGCCCTACGACGCTGAAAACTCCGAAGATTTAATAGACGCTGTACAGCTTTGGGACTCCATAGAAGGTAGCTTGCTACTTGAGTGGGGCATGGACGAAGAACAGATACCTGACCCTTCGCTAAGCTACCCATGTGAAGTGTGGCTTATGGGCGACACAGTAATTAGGGCAGTTCTTAACTACGACCCTATTGGCCGCAAGCCATACTACCTCACTTCTTATGAAGCTAAACCGGGGTCTGTTGATGGCAATGGAGTCGCAGATTTGTGTAGAGACTCCCAGTCTATGGTTAACGCCTCAGCACGGGCGCTAGCTAACAATATGGGTATATCATCTGGCCCACAAGTTGGCGTAAATGTTAGCCGTATGCCTCCGGGGGAAGATATTACTGACCTTCACCCATGGAAAATATGGCAGTTTGAGTCTAGTGAGTATAACGACGGTACGAAGCCTTTAGAGTTTTTTACGCCCCCGTCTAACGCACAAGAACTAATGGCTGTATTGGAAAAGTTTTCTGACAGGGCAGATGAAGACACTATGATTCCTAAGTACATGTCGGGGCAACACACCCCCGGAGCAGGGAGAACGTCGTCTGGACTGTCTATGATGATCTCAAACGCAGGGAAAGGCATAAAGCAGGTTATTAACAACATAGATAAGAACGTCATAGTGCCCGCAATAGAGCGGCTATATCACGACAACCTACGCTATAGTGAAGACCCAGATATTATTGGCGATATGCACATAGTTGCACGGGGCGCTAGCTCATTAGTCGTCAAGGAAGCTGACGCTATACGTCGCGCTGAGTTCCTTAACCTTGTACTCAATAGCCCTGTAGCTACTGAGGTCGTTGGGCAGTCAGGCGCAGCAGAGTTGTTGCGAGATGCCGCTAGCAACTTAAATATGAACGTCGACAAAGTTGTACCCAACAGCGGGCAAATGACAATTCTCGAACAGAAAAACAAGCAAATAGAGCAAATGCAGCAGCAGATGCAGCAGATGCAAATGATGCTAGAGCAAATGCCACAAGACCCCAACGCGCCCGTACAGGCTCCTAGTGGCGGCGGCGGAAGCCCTGCTCCATTACAGCCTGACGGAGCGCCTGTAGGCGGCAAAGATGGTAACTTCATGCGGAATGTGGCTACAGGGAGCAACGGATGAAAGGTGTAAAGCACTACAAAAAAGACGGCACTGTATACACCGGCGGTACTCATAAAATGCCTGATGGCTCGCTACACACAGGCAAGACCCACGGCAAAACAAGCGTCAAGTTGTTTCACTTTAAAGACTTGTCAGCTACGGCAAAAAAGAAAGCCTAACTATGATAGTACCCATATGGTCAATCAACCCTTTAACAACTGTTATAAGTACAACTACGCAACAACTAGTTGCGATTGTTGCAAACTTAGTATAGATTTGCCGTAATGAACATATTTATAGGGTACAAACCCAATAGGCACCACTTACAGGCGCTTTCGGAGTGCAGGACAGGCCATAGCCACTTACAGGCTTTATTTGCTTCCGCACTAGAAGACACAAAGAAGGCGCTGGTGCGGGCAGAGGACTCAGTAAATATACATCGCTTGCAAGGCATAGCGAAAGCACTACAAGATTTTCTCGACGCGGTGGAAACATCGTCCGAGGTATTAGCGCGGGTTGATAGCCCGCAGTAACGTCCGGCAAACCATTACGTTACACGCACACCGTTAGGAGCGCGTAGCAGAGTTGGAGCTTTAGGAGATAGAGATGGCATTACCAAAACAAGTTAGAGACCAAGCAGCAGAATTAGATGCTATTGAGAAGCAGCTATATGGAGACCAACAGCCTACTGACCCAGATGTGCCAGTAGCGGAAGTTGTCACTCCAGAAGCAGAGCAGTCAACTGCACCCGTTAAGCAGCTAGAACCCGAACCTGTTGAGGCAGAGCCAGAAAAACAAGAAGACGACGACGCGAAAGTTTGGCAGCAAAAGTACAAAACCCTACAGGGGATGTACGACGCCGAGGTTCCTCGACTTCATGGACAGCTAAAAGACATGCAAGCAGAGTTTAACGCTCTTAAAAGCACTGTCGAGAAAGCTAACAATGATGTTGAGCAAGCTAAGGCAACTGCCGAGAAAGTAGCTAA